ATATAATTATAACTACGAAATTAAAGTATTATCATCATATTTTGGAGTAAATTCAGGAAATTCTGAAGATTTTTCAGACCTTTATCTTGGACCAGTTTTCATAAGAGGGGCAACAAATTACATTGAAACTGATAATTCAGATATTAATGTATTATCTTTAGAAACATCAACATACAATAGTTTTATTACTGAGGTTTATCTTTATAATAGAACTACTAATATATCAAGATATGTTGAATTATTTGGACTCTATGATGGTATAAGTTCGGATGTAATATTAGCAGAGTCTAGTTTTATTGCAAATGATGATGATTTTTCAATATTTACTGGAATTAGTACTTTTGGAGCTTCAATTAATGGGAGCAATCTTGTTCTTTCTTTTGATAATTATGAAAATAACACTTTTAATATAAAAACAAAAACTTATGCTTTTGGAGATTCATCTGTCGGTGTTGGTACTTATAAATTTTCTACTTATCTTCAAGATGGAGAATCGGTAAGAACTGTAAGAATTGATACATCAGTATATAATACTGGAACTAACCCAGGAATTTCTACTCTTAGAGAGTATGATGGAGATCTATTTAGCTCCATAAAATCTTTAGTGAGAGTAAGTGTGGGTGATACAGTATCACTTCATCAAGTTGCTACACTATATGATGGTGAGAATGTTTTTATAACTGAGGCACCTTTGGTTTCTACAGGTTCTTCTATTGGACACTTTAGTTCATCACTAGATCAAGAAACTATAAAGTTGGAATTTATTAGAAATACAGAATTTTCTAATGAAAATGTGAATATTACACATCTAGACTATTCATTCTATGAATTTTTGGATGAAATAAATGATCCTAGAGAGTTACATATAGGAAATTTTGTTGAAGATCAATCGGTAGCAAAATATTTTGGATTTAATAGTCAAGAAATTAATAGGTTGAAATTCCCACTTAAGTATCAAAATACTCCCATTTTTGAAAAATCTTTTAATCCAAATAATAATTTAGTTTTAGATCAAAGTACTGGAATAATTTCGATTGAAGATCATTTCTTTAGTACGGGTGAAAGATTAATTTATAGACCAGATTCATCTTTTATTGGAATTGGAAATAGTTCTATACACATTCAAGATTCTATAAATTCATCTGGTGTGACAACAACCGTTTTACCAGAAGATGTTTTTGCGATAAGAATTAATAATAATCAGTTTAAACTCGCATCAAATTATGAAAACGCCATGAATGGTATTGGAGTGACAATTACCTACCTTGGAGAAGGTAATGCTCACAAACTTGAAATGTATAAAAAGAATGAAAAATCACTGATTACTATTAATAATTTAGTTCAGTATCCATTAACATACACGGGCATAGCTCATTCATTAACTAATAATGGTGGTGGTATTGGTATAGGAAATTCTTTCTTTAACTTGACTGGTATAAGTTCCATTTCTCCAATTGATATATTAAAAATTGATGATGAATATATGAAGGTTCTTAATGTTGGTATAGGAACAACAGATGGATCTATAACTTATTTAAATGGAGATTTGAATATTGTAGAGGTTGAAAGAGGATTCTTTGGATCAATATCATCCACACATACAGATCAATCTAAAGTTGACTTATATAAAGGTGCTTACAATATAAGTGGTGATAGTATTTACTTTGCAGAACCCCCAAGAGGAAATATTGGTGATCTTGTGACTAAAGATGAAAGAAATCTCTTATATCCAAGAGCATCATTTAGTGGTAGAGTCTTCCTGAAACAAGATTATTCGCAAAATGAAATTTATGATGATATTTCATTTGAATTTGATGGTAAAACATCAGAATTTAATTTAACCAGACTGGGAATAAACACTGCAGGATTTACTACGACAACTCAAGGTGGAAGCGGTGTTTTATTCATCAATGGAATTTTACAAAACCCACTTACTAATAATTTAACCGATTATTATAATTATAGTCTAGATCAAGATGTTCAAACAGGAATAACAACAGTTAGGTTTACTGGTCTTGCAACTGATACTGGAATTTATATAAGTGACTCCGATGTAAATCAAAACCAATTACCTAGGGGGGGATTAATTGTTTCTCTTGGTTCAACTTCTGGTCTTGGTTATGCTCCTCTTGTAGGATCTCGGGTCAAGTTAAATGTTGATGAGTATGGAACTATAGTAAATCCCGTAGTTTCAATTGCAAGAACTGGAAAGGAAATTGGAATTACTACAGCAGAATATGATCATATCAATGGAATTCTAACCATTGAATCAGAATCCTCAGAAATTTATAAATTAAGAGAATCTAATTCAAATTATGTTAAATTAGTTGGTCTAGGATTTACTTGCGATAGTCAAGCTGGGATTATATCCTATTTCCCATACACTCAAAATGAACAAGATCCTTTTGGTGTTGTTGGACTAGGAACAAATACAGTGTCCTTGAATGTTGGTATTAGTACTCTTAAACATTATTATGTTGGATATGGTACTGCTTTTGTATGGTTACATGGTCTGACCCCAGGATCTGGATACAGAGAACCACTATCTTATGTGATAAGAGACGCAGCTTCCGAATATATTCACAGATTTGTTGATGCTGAAGTAGATTCTATCTACACACCAACAAACACTTATGAACCAATATTTGCAGAATATAATCAAAAAACTGGAGATTTGATTCTTTCTATAGAGGATCATGGACTGACAACTAGTGATACTGTTGGAATCAAAACTGAGTCTATTAGATTTACTTGTTTATCTGATGATCATCTTGTTCCATATGCATATCCAAGATCAACCGATCCAGTTGCTGGCATATCTACTGAGATTCTTAGTTACACTACAAATTCCATAACAGTTAATGTTGGTGGAATGGGTGGTTCTGGTGCCGAAATTGATATTGTTGTTGGTGCGGGTGGTACATTAGGATTTACTGTTTCCGCTGGAGGAACGAATTATATAAATCCTGTTTTAGATATAGAACCACCATCATATGAAAATCTTGAAATGATTGGTGTTTCAAGATTATCTGTGGGTCTTACAACAGAAACTGGAACGGGTATGACTATAAATGTGGATGTTGGACCTTCCAGGGTGTATAATGATGATGGTACTGTTGGAATTGGATCTACTTTATTTGAAGTATCTTCATTCGAAGTTTCTAGATATGGATATGGATTTAGACGTGGGGATGTTATAAAACCAGTTGGACTAGTTACTGCTGCCGGATTGTCCGAACCAATTGAAGAATTTAAACTATACGTGTTATCCACTTATACTGACAACTTTGCTGCTTGGCAATTTGGTCAAATGGACCTTATGGATAATATAAAACCATATCAAAATGGTATTAGAAAACAATTCCCATTATTCTACAATGGTGATTTAATATCTTTCCAAAAAGATGTTGATAATATTGAAGAATCACAAAATATTGATTTTAATTCTCTTTTGGTTATATTCGTAAATGGAATTTTACAAGATCCCGGAATTGCTTATGAGTTTGTTGGTGGAACAACTTTCAGATTCTTAGAAGCACCAAAACCGGAAGATGTGATTCAAGTTTACTTCTATGTGGGCACCTCTAACGTAGACTCTAGTTTAGTTCTTATTGATGAAACTATTCAACCTGGAGATCAACTTAAAGTCAGAGCTCTTAATAATAGATTAGATGAGACTAAGGTACAAAATTCTAGAATGGTGTTTGATATAGTATCTACTGATGTTGTTGAAACTAATTTATACTTTGGGGATGGAATAAATTCTGAAATTCTTCGACCCGTTGATTGGATTAAGCAAAAAGAAGATCTTTATATAAATGAAATTTTCTATTCAAAATCTAGAGAGTCCATAGAAGCACAAATTTATCCAACAGCAAAGGTAATATATGATTTTAATGAAACAGATGGATCAATATATGTTGATAATGCAGAGTTATTTGCATATGAAGGTGATTCTGCAGTATCTAGTGATAAACTAGATTTGATATTAGTTCCATACCAAGACAATGATCAAACTGGAATTGTTACTGCAACTGTTTCAGCAGATGGAACTATTTCAACATTTAACATTGTTAATTCTGGTTTTGGATATACAGCAACAACTAGAATTGATGTTTCAAATCCAATCATAGGAATTGGAACTAATAGAAGTTGGTACAATGTTGGGATTGGAACTACAGGAGACGTTGGTATTGGTACAACGGCTACGGGTTCAGTTTCTATTGTTGATGGTGCTATTAATAGTGTTAGTGTTGTTAACGCTGGATCTGGATACACATTTACAAATCCACCACAAGTTATGTTAGATTCTCCACCTTTTGAGTTGGAGTTACTCACTACTGCAAATTCTATAACCGGATTTAATGGTACTATTGTTGGTATTGCTACTACTAACGGAGTAGGTTCTACTTTGGCTTTGGAATTTGTCATAAGAACTGAGGGAGATGTCTTTACCGACCTAACAGTAGGAACTCCAATTTATGTTTATGATACGCGAATTGGATCTGGGGTAACGTCAATTGAATCTTCTGATACTGATATCATAGGAATATCTACAGAATACTTAAATAATGTCTATAAAGTTCATAATATATCTGTTACCAGTCCTACTGCCACGATTAAGTGTAATATTATTGATGATTCAAATCTTTATGGACTTACTGCCACAGGATTTTCCACAGATCCTGTTGGAAGATACTCTTTTGGTAAAATTAGTGGTTTTACAAGATCATCTAATCCAATATCAATAGGAGTAACTTCATATACTGTTAGTGGATTATCAACATATCCAACAATACAACGTAGAGGTAAAACTAGCGGTACTCTTGGAATGAGAAGAACTGGATCCTTGTAAAACAAGTATAAATAGTAAAAAAAATGGTTTAAAATGTCTGCTTTTGTAACGGATCAATTTAGAATTTTAAATACCAATAATTTTATTGATTCTATTACTAATGAAACTGATTATTATTATGTTTTTGTTGGATTGTCTAATCCAAAAGGGTCTCTAATAGGAAGAAACCCTAATTGGGAGGGTGCCGATGGGGTTTTACCTGGGGACGCAGTTGTCCCCGATCCTGTAGATAATTATGACTATCTTACACATTATGGTGATTTAATTCAATATGGTAAAAGAGTAATACCTCAAAATGTAAGAAGATGTATTAGAAAAATTGAATGGAAACAAGGTACAAAATATGATATGTACCGACATGATTATAGTGCTACAAATAGAAGTGTGGTTACTGACCGAGCAAGAATTTATGATACCAATTACTATGTGATTAATAGTTTATATCAAGTCTATATTTGCATAAGTAACGGATCTAGTGGTACTAATCCAACAGGAAAAGAATCTCAAGATGAACCAACATTTACAGATTTAGAACCCTCAAAAGCAGGTGCTAGTGGAGATGGTTATATTTGGAAATATTTGTTTACTGTACCACCAACAGACATTATAAAATTTGATTCAATTGAATTTATACCTTTACCAAATGATTGGAGTACTTCAACAAGTACACAAATTGCAAATGTTAGGAATAATGGAAATTCTGATGTAAATAATAATCAAATAAAATTTGTTTACATTGATAATTCCGGAAGTGGTGGTTATTCCGATGGTGAAGTTGATATACTGGGTGATGGATCTGGAGCTAGAGTATTCATAAACACTGATGACAATGGAAAAATTACAAATACTACTGTGACCACTGGTGGGTCTGGATATACTTATGGAATTGTCGATTTAGGACCACTTCAACAAACACAAAATTTCACTCAACCAGCAAAATTAATTCCAATAATTCCACCATCTAAGGGACATGGATATGATTTATACAGAGAACTTGGTTCGGATAAAGTTTTAGTTTATAGTAGATTTGATTCTTCAACGAAGGACTTCCCATCCGATTGTAAGTTTGCACAAATTGGGATAGTAAGAAATCCTTTAAGTTTTATATCTGATAATACATACACAAATTCAACTTTCTCTGGATTATATTCTCTTAAAGTTACTCTTGGCAGTTCAACTGTACCGGTAGTTGGCGAATTGATGCAACAACAAGTGACTGGTGGATATGCCTATGGTTATGTTGCCTCATTTGATAGAGAAACATCAATCTTAAAATATTTTAAAGATAGATCATTAGTTTATAACACCAGCACTGCAGATCAAACAGATTATGTTGGTATTTCTACTTTCTCAAAAAATTTAGAATTCTCTGGTACCAATATAATTTCGGGAGCAGGTGGATTTACTGCTACTATTGATACGTCATTTAATGCATCAACATTAACTATAAACAATAAAATAATTAATCTAGATTCTAGTTTTATAAGTGGAGCATCAAGTCCTGAAATAAATAAAACATCTGGAGATATTATCTTTATCGATAATAGACCTTTAGTAACAAGAAGCTCTAGACAAAAAGAAGATATTAAAATCATTCTAGAATTTTAAAAAATGGCACAAAAAACTAACTTTAATGTAAATCCATATTTTGATGACTTTGATCAAGATAAAAATTTTTATAGAGTTCTTTT